TTCGGCTCCCTTTGATGCGTCATTATTCAACCCCTTTGAGGGAGATATGCTTGAGGGAAACGCATTCACACCACCCGGCATACGGATGAATTGGAGCGACTGAGCTTCGTTCGCGATGTTTGGTGAGTAAAACAGATTTTTTCCCTTCTCCACTTCAAACACATCGTCAGAGTGATTGATCTTTGATACTACAAATTTCTTTCTTAGTGGATCGTGATATATCCAAGTTTGGGCATACTGCCCATTTACTGTGTTATCAAGTATGTCGCCGTGTTTTGGCATTTCAAAGTTCTCTACATTATATGGGGAGTGAACATCAACAGACCCACCCCGAGGGTCCGACATATTTTGAACCTTGAATTCAATGGTGAATACAGGATCGCCTTTTGATAGTGTAGTAAGAGACTTGAAGTTGAACCTTGGTCCTTTGTTCTTGTTTGTTGACTCAAAGAAAAAATAGTCACCATGAAGACTTTTTGTCAATGCTCTATTACCAGCAACCCAATTGATTGCCCGAAACGGTTTCCAGTTGGGGATAATCAGCTTTAGCTTTCCCTCAGTTGATTCAACATCAAAATCCTTATTGATTTTGATATAGTCTTCGTAGATAGTCTTTACTATATCAGAAGCACTCTTTGTGTTGAATGATCGGGATACCGTGGTGTTGAGATTTTTCAGTGCTTCGATGGAAGTAAAGAAAAGGGTGTAAGTTGAGGACTTCCCACCTTTCACTCCCGAGGCACTTCTATTACCAACCTTGTATACCCGCATCTTTCCCAGGTTCATATAATCCTTAACTCCAACGCCTGGGACATGCCATTTAATATGAATCATCTCTTCACCTATGATTGGAAAGAACTCTATCAGTTCCAATGAGTCCTCGATGGTAATGTCCCCAACAATCTGGCTTTGATAAATATCTTCATAGACCGAAAGATTAACAAACATTCCCGATATGTCTATCTTCTTAGATTCGTCAAAGTTTGTTAGCTCTATTTTGTCAATGACAACTGATTTGGGTTTATATATCTCTTTGCCTGCCATTTTATTCGTTGAAGAGTTCGTTCATTTCATTGATTATCTGCTCAAGGTAATCAGATTTGATGATGTTGATTTCCTTCTTGTCTTCGTTTAGCTCATACTCATAATCGTAGATTGACTTCCTCAACGAAAGCGTCCCATCCCAATCAGTTTTTTTTATCCAATTGCTATCGGCATCCTCATAATGATGAATGGATGAATCAATTGTCATGTCTGTTACTTCTTCGACGCTTCCGTATTTTGATACTATATAACGTTCAAAGTCTCTTGAGCTTCTTGGCCACTGGGCATATATATTGAGGATGTCATTTGCAAATAGTATCAACCAATAGTACTGGGTATCACCATAATATCTCTCGGCGATATGCTCAGGCCTTTCGCCGTCTTGAATGGTGTACTTATAGAAAACCGAACCCTTTATGGTCTTTTGGATTTCCCGCAATTTCACTCTACGAAATACATCAACAACAACTTTTTTGCATCCATCGGGACAGAGATAATCTACCGATGGAAAATAACTGAAGAAGTTTGTTCCTGCCATTATGGTGTTGGTTTGTCTGAATACCCAGTGTTGAAATCGTGTTGGGTGAGGATTTTTGTCTCGGTCAACCCGATGGTTAATTTGATACCGTTTGGTGCTTGAAATCCCTGTTCGTCTATTCCCATTCTGTGATATGAATTTCCATTGCCATTATAATCAACTGATATCGAAGTTATTGCACACTCCTTCATTTTAAAGAGGAACTTGTTTCCATTTGTGTTGGGATTTAGCCCCGTGTTATCAACAAAATTAACATCCCATAGCGGGGGATATTTTAAAGTTGATGCATTTGGTGCTGATGGCGTATGAATGAATCGCTTCATCCAATAGATTATTTGGTTCAGAGATTCAGATTCTTTTCCACTCGATGGAACAAGATTCCAACTAAAAGAGAAGCTTCTGAAGTCTGGGGATTTCCAGTTCAAAAGATTCATCGGATTCATTACCTCTTGTGTTAGATTCTTGTATCCCGCTCCCATACCAAACGCATCTACGGAATCGTGGATGAGTTTTTTGGCTTTGTATTCACCAGCATCCCCTAGCCCCCCAAATGCCGCGCCTGACCCGTCTGCAAAATTTGATGAGTTTATTACGTCTTGTATGCCGCTTTTGACCGTGGCACCAAGGCCTCCCTCCTCTGATCCCCAATCAGATTTGTATTCTGAAGTTAGATCTCGTGGAAGTGGGAGGTATATCACTCCGAGGTTTGTCTTCTTCTTATTGCCAGACCAACTCTGAGTTGCCCAATCGGCGCATTTGAATGCCGTGTATTGAGTTATATCGTTTCTTGACATCAAATCATCCGGGAACTGGATATAATCGTTACCCGAACTGTTTATCGGGGTTATGCTATTTATCAAGTTGCCCCCAAAAAGTTTTGAAGCGGCAGAAGACACAGAACCCGTTTTAGAGCTACCGGTCAATTTGTTGGCAATGTCTCCTATGATACCCATTTATCCTATTTGTGTTGTTATTTTTATATAAATATATTTATAAGAAAAGACAAACATGGGATACAGTAAAGGAAGATACACTATAGTAAATCGGGATAAATATGACGGTGATGCCAAGAATGTCATATATCGAAGCTCGTGGGAAATACAGTTCATGAAATGGTGCGACCATAACTCTGATGTTTTGCGATGGAGTTCCGAAGAGGTCGTGATACCATACAGAAGCCCATTAGACTCCAAAAAACATCGATACTTCGTTGACTTCAAAATAGTCATTCGTGATAGAGATGGAAAAGAGGTTACACATCTCGTTGAGGTGAAACCAAAAAAACAAACACTTCCTCCGAAGAAGAGGATGTATAAGGGACAACCAGTAAAAGGATACATCAGTGAGGTCCAGACATATGCCGTGAATAAGGCAAAGTGGGAAAACGCAACGGCATATTGCGATTCCCGTGGTTGGAAATTCACACTGATTACTGAAGATCATCTAAAAATAATAAAGTAAAATGGCAGCATTTGATGGAGTGGAAGTAAGATCCTCTGATGGAAAACTCTATAGGTTTCTAGGAAAGCAGTGGGCTGAAGTGAATAAAAGTGGCAAGACAGGGAAAATGGCCACTCGTGGAACAACCCTTGAGCTAAACAGGCTTGCCGCAGATAAATACCTATCAACAAGACCTTCGGTATTTGATAATCTTCTCCTTAAAGGCATACGGTCTGGAAATATACCAGCAAGAACTCAGAGCGCTATGGATTGGTTTAGAGATTCGGCAAGTAAAGCCGACACTTCACAATCAGAGCTACTCGGAGAAAAGGCCAGACTAAAAAAGAAGAGTGTTATCGGGAAGATGTACTTCTTCCAATACAACCCAAAGCACGCCAAGACTCTTCCATATTATGATATGTTTCCTCTCATCTTTCCAATCGAGAGATATGATGACGGATTCCTTGGTATAAACTTTCATTACCTTCCGTTGCCAATGAGGGCAAAACTCATGGATGAACTATACAAAATATCCAACAACGATAGGTTTGATGAGTCAACAAAATTGAGGGTATCATATAAGGTACTTAAAGGTGTAACACGATATAAGTATTTTGAGCCAACTATTCATCGATATTTGACGTCTCATGTGAGAAGTCGGTTCATTGAAATTAATTCTTCCGAATGGGATATAGCACTTTTCCTCCCGGTTGAGAGCTTCAAGAAGAAGTCTTCCAAGCAGGTACAGGAGATATCGAGGAGAAGGCTAACAAAGAATAAAAAATAGAAACTCAATGTCAATAATAGAAGAGGCCATATACGGAAAGAACACACCATCTAATGTGTTACGACAATCAGCATCTGATTCAAAATATGACGCAATGCGCGATTTGAGTGATGTGGTGTTTGGTCTAAAGAGACCCAACAGACCGAGTAACCCAAGGGGCGCTTTTTCCCCCGACTCCTTCCGATCGTCTTTTGCTGACGGGATTGGATCTACCTCATATTTCCAACTCAATTTGACTGGATTGCCTCCGTTTATGCAGGGGAAGGTAAACGCCGATGTCCTGAGAACATTGCCGATGCACATCAAAAAGGCTCAGCTTCCCGATATGAATATCCAGACAAATGCTGTAAATTTTGGTGGAGCGCCACCGATAGAGTATCCATATGAAAACTCAACCGGGGATCTTAGTATAGAGATAGTATCATCATCTAATCTATGGGAGCGTGAGTTCTTTACTGCATGGCAGAACTACATAATTGATTATGGTGTGAAGGGCAAAAACCCGACATTTACCGTTGCATACTACAACGATTATGTTACGGATATAGAGCTTGACTATTATAGTGAGGAGGGTGAAAAAACAACAGTGTTTACATTCGAAAACGTGTGGCCAAAAACCATGACCGCTGTTGATCTTGATTGGGCGACAAAAGATGTGCTTACCTTTACCGTTGAGTTGAGCTACTCACGGTGGAGTATAAAAGAATCAACCAACAGAATATCCCAGACTGTCCACGAAAAAACTTCACTGATGGGTGGAGTGATAGATGCACTAAAAACAATAGGACTTGACAAAATAAGCAAATCAATTAAATTATTCTAATAAAATAACGAATCATTATGGCTTTACCAGTAATCGCTACACCAAAGTATGGACTGACTCTTCCGTCATCAAAGAAGAAGTACAAATACCGCCCATTTCTTGCCAAGGAGGAAAAGATTCTCCTTATAGCAATGGAGGGTGGATCTGAAAAGGAGATTATAGATGCGATAAAAGGCATCATAACGGCTTGCGTCGATGGTCTTAACGCCGACAATCTTCCTATGTTTGACCTTGAGTATGTCTTTCTTAAACTTCGGGAAAAATCAATCGGCGATGTTGTGACATTTTATACACAACACAGGAATGGCAAAAACTCAAACGGGGAAGAGTGTGATGGTCGTGGGGAAGTAAGAGTGGATCTCGTGGATGTAAAAATTGTCTTTGATCCAAAGCACTCAAACAAAATAATGCTCGACGATAAGGTCGGGCTAGTCATGAAGTACCCAACAATCGAGATGGCTGAGGGAATGGATGGGGCCAAGGATGGGGCCGAGTCTATCTTTGGTGTGATTAAGAACTCAATCGACTATATCTACGA